AAGTTTTTTATATATTCAAATAAAATAACAATAGATGGCACTCAAGTTAATACTACTAGAGGTTATTTTAATATAGTAAACGAAAGTAAATATTCAGGTAATCATATAGGCGGTAATTCTTCTTATTTAAACAGTGTTGTAGAAAAATTACCTGCCATAGAAAAGTTTGCAACACAAAACAAAAAAAATAAACAGTTATTTAAAAAATCAGAGGGTGATGTAACAATCAATGCATTAAGAAAAGAATTTAAATTTAATGATAATCAAATATTAGTTTACAAAACTTTAAGAAAAGGATTAAAAGATAGTTTAAATTTTTATAATGAAATGGGTATTAAATATGGGGGTAAAGCATTTACTCCTGTAAAAGAACTACCTTCTTACTTTCCTCATATATGGCTGTCTGATTTTAGATTATTTGTTAGAAAAAAATCTAACAATGAATTAGTTACAGTATTACCTGCAAATAATAAAATTAGTTCAACATTAATAAAAAGTGCAATATTAAGAAATAATAAAGATGTAAAAGTTAGTGTGGATAAAGCACAAAGAACAGGTGACTTACAAGTAAATGTTTTTGCAGAAACAATGAATTTTTTAAGAAATAATAAAAAACTAGCAAAAGAAATGCAAGACTTATGGGAAACTAGTTTTATACAAAAAGGTTTTAATATTCATAAAATGCCACGTAAACAGAAATTTGTTGATGGTTATCTAGGTGCTAATACTAATATATATAAAATATTAGGTATGCCTGAGGCAATAGCTAATTTAAAAAGGTCATCAGATTTTGTAAGAGGCTATACTGCATATGTTCAAGGTGCTATTAGGTCGGGGCATCAAATAAAATTAAGAAGAAATTTAAAACAATTAACTATGGATAAAAATTTAAACAAGCATTATAAAAATTCCATAGATTTTTTAAATAGATATTATAGTTCTATTTTTAGTGGTGACTTTACTCCTTTATCAAGAACTTCAAAAGAAGGTTTAGGTTTTTTTGGAAAGAAATTAGATGAAGGTTTAGAATATGCGTTAAGTAATTTTGCAGGTGCTAATGGTTTAAGTAAATTTGTCAGTGGTGTTAACTCTTTTACTTTAACAACTAGATTATTAATATTTAACATGAGATTTGCAGCGTCTCAGATAATACAACCATATCAAATGATAATACCACAATTATATAGAATAAAGGCTATAGGAGAAGGTGGTAGTCCTATGGAAGCTTTTTTTAAATCACAAAAAGATATAATTAAACCCTCTAAAGAAGCACAAGAAGTTATAAGAGAGGCAGTAAAAAATAGAAATATATCTGCTTCATTTTTAAATGAATTTAATTCTGCAGTTAAAGGTAAATCATATAAAAATTTTGATAAATTCGTAACTGCTATAACTGGTAAAGGTTTTTCTGCTAGACTAGAACAATTTTCACGTATGAACGCAACTTTAATGTTTTATCATTCTCTTAGAGAGGGTGGTATGTCTCACAGAATGGCAAAAGATAGAGCATGGCAATTATCTGATACATATATGGTAGAATATAATTCTACTCAAAGACCCATGTTGTATGGCTCTGCAGGTCTTTTAGGTTCACAAATAGGTAAATCTTTTGGTTTATTTAAAACATTTCAACACAATTATTTAGCACAAATGGTGGAGCATATTGCTACTACTAGAAAAACTGGAGATATTATGCCTACAGCTTCTTTTGCTGCTAGTATGGTATTTACTGCAGGTTTATATGGCGTAATAGGTATTGAAGTTGCAGATACTTTGTTAGGAGGGTTAGATAAAGTTGTAGGAGGACTAGTAAGAAAAACACCATTTAAATCATTTAGAATACCTACATTTTCTGAATGGTTATATGAAAGTACCGTCAACCATAATAGATAAAGATTTAACATCTACATTAGCTGCACCTGCTGCTATAGGATTAGATACAATTTTTACTATGCCTCCGGGAGTGCAACTAATAACAAATGTAGCAAAAGCAACTAAAAATTATTTAGGTAAAAAACTTTCAGATAATGCTACTGAAGCAGATACATTTTTATTTTATAAATCTTTTGCTCCTAACTTATTAATTCCTTTTCTTGAAGCATCTCTTAACGCTAAATTAGAAGGAAAAAAAGAAGGTCCTTTTAATATTGTAGGCACTATAAAATATGTAGCTAACTCTGATACTGGAGAAAATAGAGTTGTTGTTATAGGTGCAGGAAACAAAGTAAGAGCAAAAGTAGAACGTGATTTAGACGGATGGTTTGCAAGATTATTATCTACATACACATTAGAAGAAGCCTATGTAAATAAAATGGTGTGGCACGTATCTAAGATGGAAAGTAAAAAACAATTAAAAGAAGATGACTGGACTACTTTTGCAACTATAAGTATTTTAAAAGGTGGACCGATACCTGATGAGTACATAGATTATATGGTAGGTCAAGGATATAACGCAGATAGAATAATTCAAAAAGTAATTAACAAAAGTAAAGATTTAACTCAAGATGTTATACAAAAAAACTTAAAAGGAGATATTACAGTCGATAAAGAAAAAAAAGCAGACATTATGTTTAATGATGCGTTCGATTTAGTTAAGTGATTAATTATTTATTAGTTTTATTTGTACTGTTTGGAGGAGAGGAAGAGCCAAGAGTTTTTCGTTATCAGTATGTAGAATTTACTAATGAAGTATCTTGTTTAGATTACAAAGAAAAGCAAAGCAAATATTTAGAAGACACATTACAACTACAGTTTAATAAAAAACAAATACTATATAGTGAAATGGTTTGTTGGACTGTTGAAGAATGGATAAACTATGTTGAGAGTTTGCAAAAAGTAGAAGCAAACTATAAGGAGGAATCATAAATGTTTAACATGGTGTTAGGACCTATTGCCAGTATTATAGGGGATACGGTCAAGGGTTTCGTAGAAACAAAAAAAGCAAAAGCTGATTTAGCGTTAACAGAAATTAAGGCACAGAAGTCGCTCAAGGAGCAACAAATTGCAGGTAAAGTTGCGTGGGAAGCATCAGCAGTAGACCAAATGAAAGGGTCGTGGAAAGACGAGCTAATTTTACTATGCCTTTTAATACCTGCGGTGGCAGTCTTTATACCCGGGTGGACACCTCATATCAAAGAAGGTTTTGAAGCCTTACACTCACTCCCTGATTACTACAAGCATCTCTTATATATAGCGTGTTGTGCGTCATTCGGAATACGTGGAGCTAAAGGTGCTATGGGATTGATAACAAAAAAATAGGAGGATAAATGTCAGATATAATTAAAGATGCATTAAAAGAAAGAATAAAACAGCACGAAGGTTATAGGCTAGATACCTATATAGATACTCTTGGATTCAAAACAGGAGGCTATGGGCATAAAATGCTACCCGGTGAAGAACCACCTAAAGATAAAGAAGGGTGGGATATAATATTTGAACAAGACTTTGAGAAAGCATGGAACTTAATGGAAAAGTTATGCGTAGAAAATGATTTAGATATACCTGCAAAAGCCAAAGGTATCTTATGTGAAATGATTTTTCAAATGGGTTTTGCCGGTGTATCTAAATTTAAAAATATGATTAAGTATTTAAAAGAGAATAATTTTCCTGACGCAGCAAATGAGATGCTTTCGAGTCGGTGGTATAGACAAACCCCCAACAGGGCAAGAGCATTAAGCATGGAAATGCGAGATGTTTAATTCATATTTATAGTATTTCTAATCCTGTCGTATAAGTCCTCATACACAAAAATAGTATCGTAAATAATAGAAGATAATAATACTGAATTTTCATAATCAGGAAATTTCTTTTTAAAAGTTTCTATGAAAAGATTAGGTTTGATATAATCTAAATCTAATTTTATATCTCCAGTTTTATCTAATCCTACACGAATAGTAGCTAAGTTACTACTTGTTCGTTTTTTTTGAGATGAAGTCTGCATTAACTTTTTCATCGAGTTCCCTCAACTGACCTAGTATTTCTATCATTTTTATAACTTCACCGTATGGTCTAGTAAATAAGTATCTTAATATAAATTGTACTTCTTCACTGTTTATCATGTATGTTTTCATGTTTCCTCCTAATTTTTAACTATATCCCCTTCACCCATTTCTTCTTCGAACTTTATTAAGTAATCCATATACCACTTTGATTTTTTTAAATCTTCAAAACCATTCTTTTCTCTATGTCTAGATAGATACTTCCAAATTTGACCTTTTAAATAACCACGAAACTCATCAGTACTTAACTGAGAACGTATTGCTTCTATGGTTTCTATAGTCTTAGCTTTATAATAACTTGGATTTATCTTATCCATTTTTTATGTTCTCCAACACAAACAATTCTTTTAAAGGAACTAAAATAAATTTAGATTTTTTATGGTCACCACCATAAATACTTTTGTTCTTATACTTTTCAACAAGTTTTTTAACAGTGCTTACTTTAAACACTAAGGTACAGTATTCATCATCACCGTCTGTTAATATATGCATCCAATAATCAGCTTCGGTAACTGATATCCCACTTGGCTTATCATAACATTCTGTTTCAATAGCAATGTTACCAGTCTTTTGCCACCAATCTCTTTCAGATTTTATCTCAAACTTTTTATTAAAAAATCTATCGTGAAGTTTCTTTTCACGCATCTTTCCATATTTTAAATCTAAATCAAACTTTTTTCTTATGTTATTATTATCAGAGTTATTAAAATTATCATCACTCATTAGTTTAATTTACCATCATCATTTTTAAATTTAAGATAATCTAATATATCAATTATGTTAGTTTCATCACGATTACCTTTACCTTTTAAGACAGGTTCTTCGTACTGAATACTACCCTCTTCTTCTATAGCTTCTAATCCCAAGTCATATACATAACCGGGGTCAGTTAAAGCCATCTTCATCATACCCATAGCCATAATCTCACAAGTCTTTTCATCTTCGGATGGGTTTTTATTTTTTCTAATACTACACATGAAAGAACCTTTTTTGCTAGGAACAGGCGTAACATATATTGTTGGTCCACGTGAAGATAAATCTTTATTCTTCGACATTTAATTTTTCCTCCTTAGGATTAACTAGTTTAGTATACCAAAACCATCTAGGTGATTTTGCTTTTGATTGTTGTTGAGGTAAATATTTTAACTCCTCACCCCAACAAGGTTTTTTATAAGAACAAAAAGAGCATATACTACTTAGTACCCTATTTCCTGTGCTTACTTTATTAAATGTTTCAGGAATATCCTCAAAACATTTTTTAAAAGGTTTATTATTTACTAAAGAATCAATGTTATCTGATGCTGTTTCTAATGCTTTTACTTTATATTCATCAGAATATGTTGGTGTTTCTACTATTTGCCATTCACCTGTAGATTTATTTATTACAATCCAACCACCAAAAGGTTTACCTGAAGAGTCAGAATATAAAGAACCTTGAACAACATATCCAAAACTATCATCTTCTTTTACATTATTAAATCCCTTAGCAAATTTATTATCATAAGCCCAAGGTGATGCACTTTTAATATCATAAATTTTACCTTCAATTTCAACATCATAAGTTCCTTTTATTTTCACACCTGATATTTCATTATGAACTTCTTTTTGTTCTGATTGTATTTTAATACCTGCTGCTTTCATAATAGCTATGGCAGATGCCTCTATCAAATCTCCAAATAAAAATTTCATTTTAGATTGATAGGATGGTGTCTCTGGTTTTGCACCATTTTTTTCCATTTGTAATTGGCACAAAGGTTTACCAATACTACTCATTCGTGGTTTAAATTTTGTCTCTCTTTCCTCTGTAAATTGTTTTTTAAATGCGTCTTTACACGCCTCTCCAAATTCATTTATTATAGTGCTAGAAATAGGAACAGAGGCCTTATTGGCCTCCGTTAAAAATAATTGCACTCTGTTAAGAATACTAGACACTATGATGCTAACACCACTTCGGGGTCATCTGCCATTTCATTTATTACTTTTGCAGATGCCACATCACGTTCCTTATTCTTATGAGCATTTTGATATTTTTCAGATATTCGGGCATTTTCTTCTTCTATTAAGGCATTAAACATATCCATATGTTCTAAATCCTTTTTAGTAAATTCAATTTCCTTACTATCTACTGAAACATTAGACACATAATACACATTACTACCTGCCTTTTTACGTTTCGTTGTTAAATTTAATAAGTGATTTTGCATTAAACTATCTCTACCTTTGAGACTCTTTAGTGCTTCACCTATTGGTGTAAAGTTAGAGCCTGTTACACGAAACAGTACAGGCATCGAATCAACAGTGGCAGGCTCT